CCGTATCCCTGGCCCCAAAGTTCGTCGACTCCTACTACCCATTTGTTCAACTGACGCAGTGCTTCTTCAACTGTAACAGCATTGGTTTGATCAAATGTTTCTTCCATGATCTTTGGATCTTGTCTGCTCCACCACGCAATAGTAGAATCACTGGTAGTACGATTCAAAAGATCTTGATCATCTATGCTGATTTTAAGATACAGTTCCGAGTGAGGTTCACTGTCTGAAAAAGGATCAAACTTTACAGCACCTAAACTGAGAACGGTCGCGCTGGGAATCACATCTAGTGTTTCCAAGTCGATGGTTGCGTGTGTTGTCATTTTTTTCTATTTTCCTGTCCGATGCCTGAAATGATGAGAAATATATACAGCAAAGGCCAAGCCCATCCTGTTAAATATCCTGTAATGTGTAGTATCATAAGAGCAATGCCTGTTGCTCCTGTTGTTCCTATACCGCTGGTCTGCGGAACTGGTAATTTCATAAGAAAACTCCTTGCTTGAAGTTATAATAACATAACACAAGCAAGGAGTCAACTAAAAATTATAAATCTGCTTCTTTTACAAAAACACCGTCTATCATACGACCTTTGCGATCTTTGATGTCGTTGTATGCAGCATCAAGACATTCTGTGATAGAAATCTCATTTCTTTCTGCGATGTTTATAAGCACAACCATCATGTCACCGATGTCGTCACGAATATCACGACCTTTGCAGATATTGTCTGACAGTTCGCCTGCTTCCTGTATCAGTTTCATGTACTGATCTTTATCAGTGCTGCCGTTAATTAGATTGCGATCACGATGCCACTGTGCAATTTTGTTTACTAGTTCTTCCACTTTATACCTCTGTTTTTCAATTCAATTTTAAGTTCGTCGATAGCCAGCAGCATTGACCGACGAGTATCACTGTCTTCAGTGATGTGATACGCTGTGTCTAATGCTGCTAATTTATTTTTAATTGATTGCGTTGACGAATTGGCTAGGGTCAACTGTAGCCGAGTCGCCATTTGAGTATTCTGCACCAATTTGTACACCTTCTGGTTTTTCAGAACTTGCCATGAGAATTGATTCAGCTTCTACCATACGCAGTTCAACTTCACCGTCGCCTTCGTCGATCTTTACGCTGCGAGTCCAACGACCATGTTCAATCAACACCCAGTCACCAACCGCATAGTCATCTGTGTTTTCAGGACCTTTGCTGTGAACTCGTGCCCAACGTGGGTAGATACCTCTAGTAGTTCCGTCATCGTTGGAGATAATAAGTCCACCGTTGGTACGTTGTTCTCCAAAATACATGTCTGACACAATTACACGATTTTTAATTGGTTTAAGAGTTCCGTTGATAGTGTTTAAGTTTAAGCTCATTTTTCACCTTTTTGAATAAAATTTCCGTCTTCGTCTTCGATCCATTCGTCTTCTTCTTCAATTTCTTCGAACAGCTTTTGTTCTTCTGCTGTTAGAGCTGCTTTTTCAGCTTCGTCTTGAATAGTAACTGTCTTTTTTCTTGCTCTGCCGCTGTCGTCTCTCACAGCACTGGGAGTGTTATCGTAATACTCGCGGATGATATCTTCACGCTTGCGAACAATTTTGCCGCCTGGTCCTAGCTCATCTCCACGTGCGTTTACTCTGGCATTACCGACTGCAGGTGTTAGTTCGTTTTTCTTGCGCAGTAGATCCATGTCTACTATCTTTCCACGCATACTTTTGTGTTGTGTTTTTCCTTTATGTACTTTTGACATTTTTAATCTCCTATTATATACGTATATTTATCGTAAAAACTCACGCCAGTCTAAATTATATTTTATTGAATCTATTCTATGCACACCGATTAGAAATAGAACGTAGGAACTGACGCTGCTTCCACGTCCTACACCCCATACTATATTGTTCTCACGCATAAAGTCTACGAGATAAATCATATACTTTATCAAGTCTAACATACCTCGTTGTTTAAATTCAGCATATTCTTCTAAAACTCTTTCTTCTTCTTCTGGTGTTTTACACATCTCAAGTAGATTATGTTTTAGTATAGGATTAGATACTTTATATTCATCAGGCATGAACCATTCTGACTGGCAAACACCGTCAAAAGTCTTTTGGTCTACATCTAATGGAATATATTTTTGTAGCTTGTCAAAGCCCTGTTCTTCCATAGCACTGTTGAATCGATCTACATCGTCTGAAGGATCACACAGTACCACATGAATTTTATCTGCATGACCTGAATAGATCATGTCGATTAGGTCTCGATTAGAGAATCGTGGGATACCTAGGTCATCTGTTTTCATTAGCATACGTACAGTTTAACTGATGTTAATTAAACTGTCAAGATCTGAATCGCCGTTTTCTTCCATTTGCTCACGCTGCTTTTGTCGAGCAATAGCTTGTCTGTTTTGTAGTTCTGATTTGAAATTTTCTAAACTCACTGCAATCTGCTGTTTTAAATCAACGTTGCGAGTTTGAAAATACTTTCTCTGAAGATTCATTATCTGTTCTTCAATCTGCGGATCAGTATACTGTGTGAAATCAATAAGAGGATTAAACATTATGATGAAAATTTACCTATGTAATCTGCAAAAACAGTTTCGCCTGCATTGTAGGACCAAAGCTTTATTAGGTGACTGTCAGTAGTAGCTTCATCTACCTGCAGATTTGCAGGAAAATCTTCAGGTTTTTTGAAGTCAGTTGCACCGGTATTAACAGTTACAGTTCTTACTTCTGCATCCTGTTCTAATCCTTGTCCTACAAGTTCAAGAATCATCTCTGCATAACTGTCATCTGGCCACCCTGAAACAGTAATTGTTGCATCGCTGCCTATTACATATCGATGATAATATGCACTTGAAACATCAATTTCTACTCCTGCGGTCAGTGGAGCACCGTTGATTGAAGTAACGTGTCTTGTATCTATCAAAAGTGCACTTGCTATTTGTGAACCATTAAAATTGTTATCTTCATCTAATTTAGCAGTAGATTCTTGCAGTACAGTTATTTCGGTACTTGCTGTGCCCAAGCCATCTCGAATAATTTGAAAATTATCTCTAAAACCCTGTGTGTCGTTGTCGACTCCTGCAACTGGATATGCTGCATCTATTGTTTGAAATTCTATATTGCTGGCCATTTTATATCCTCTTTAGTATATTTATACATTGAATTGATAGTTAGCAAATAAAATGTATTGTTCAATGCTTTTATCTTCGGTTCTTTGAACTATGTAACGATCAATATCAAAGTCGATCTGTTTAAAATCAAATCCATTGTTTTTTAGGTTAAGTATAATTTCGTCTGCTGTGCCTGGTTTACAGTAACAGATTGGTATTGCACTTACATAATCTAATTGTTGAAATCCCTGTTGTGCAGTTCTCATCCACAGTGGTAGATATGCTCTTTCACTTTCGCCTATGTCTTTGATATTATCTCGCATGTGTTCCAAACTTGATATATATCGTTTTTGATCTTTTGCGTCAGACACTTTCACTGCGTTAGAATCTGCTTTAACAGTGTTGGCATTTGCAGGTCTTAATCGATATGGTTCACTGTCACTCAGTGTCAACTCAATAGTGACATCTCCGTTGTCTCTAATATCTAAGTCAAAATCATTGTTGTCTACATCTAAATTAACATCACCGTCTCTAGTTTCGATTATCAGTGTGTCACTGTCATTTGTAAATACAAATCTCACTATGTTTCTGCCATACACAGGTAAACTGGTATATCCTAAACCGGTTTTTGTCTCGTCGTCGACTCCTGCATATTGAATACTGTCAGCTGTGATTTTCTTTTTTGTGTCAATAGTAAAACTTTTTTTAGTTTTTCCGTTTTCTGATTCATATTGATCATATACAGGAATGTATACTACTTCGTAGATTACATCGTCTGACAGCGTTTCTTTTGCAATAGCTTTGGTAGGTTCGCCTAGAGCATAGCGTTTTCTTTTGTGATTTTTTGCTGTTGCTGCAACAAAGTGTTGAACCTGTTTGGCTTCGATTCCTGCATATACTAACATTTCGATTTTGTCTTGAATGCCAAAGTTTTCGTCATCGGGTCTATAGATAAAATCAGGTGTAAATATATTTGAATTGCTAATAAGTTCTTGATAAGAATCCCTCTGTGCAGTTTTAAGAAACGGTCGAGCAACAATGTCTGTATACTGTGTGTTATCTAAATCTTCTACTCTGAGAGTAAACGTTCTTGTGATAGCACTGTATCCAAATCTATCTCTTGCTTGAATAGTAAAATTGAATTCTCTATCGAATGAAGTTATACCCGGTGCAGAACCGTCAAATGTTGTAGTTTTATTATCGAACTTAGTTAGACCTAATTGATCTTCAGTTGCAAACTGATTTGCACTACCGATGATTTCTCCTCTGGTGTTTAAACGCATACCGTAGGGCAATCTTCCGTCAACTACAGTGTAAATCATATTGGTATCAGGCACAGTAGTTTCAGCTTCTACTTTTAGATTGCTTACAAAGTTTGCATTGATAGTTCCTAAGAACGGATCAGTAAGCCATTTTATAGTTGAATCAATTTCACCTATTACTTTTAGCTCAAATGTTTTTGCAGAACTAGGAGTGTTTACTTCATCGTCTGTATCTGCAACAGTAATAAATTTATTAAAACTGTCATTTTTAAACAGCGCAATGCCAATGTTTCTGCCTTGGTTAAGCTGTAATTGTAGATTGTTTGACAGTTCTATTCTATGTTCATTGTCTCGCAATAGCTGTATTCTGTAATCGTCAGCATCAGTAAAAAATTCTTTGATTTGTGAAAATATACGTGTCAATGCAGTGCTTCTTAGTCTAATTCTCCAACGACTGTCTTCTATAACTTCTATATACGCAACACCTCCGAATGTGTCTTCAAGTGTTTGTTTTGTTGCGGCAATTTGATCCGCTGTTGATAACTCGTCTAAACTGTTAGCAACTAAATTCCATTTGTCTGATTCTAGGTCTACCTGTGTAACACCATCGATTATAACAGCAAGTCCGTCGCCGTCTACAACAGGCTGCACAGTATGTGCTTCTGTGCATTTGTAAATTTTTCCATCGCCGCCAGCAGCTTCGGTGTATTCTACAAATTCTCCTACAAAATAACTATCGCCTACCTGTATAGATTGTGGTACATCCACAGGCAATATAGGCCCTGCTGTTAATTTTTCTATTTCATATTCTATATACGGAACAATATCTGTAACAGTATAAGATCCGTCGTTACCAAAATTTAGAGTACGTCCTTGATATTTTTCTTTTTCTTCTTCTCTTAGCCTAGATACAAAAATGTGATCATCGCTCACACGACCAGTTCTACTCAAAAGCAAACTAATACTAGGAGCCAGGGTATCATCTACAAAAATAACATCATAGTCGGGATTTGTGTCGTCGACATTTATAACACTGTAAAGTCTTTTATTAAGTAAAATATCTCTACCTACTAATTCTCTCAAATCGTTTACACCGTCTATGTCACCGGTTCTGTCTAACTTAAATACTTTGAAACTGTCTCTGCCTAGCAGTGTATCTTCAAAAAAGTTTCCAACAATTTCCAAAGTTTCTAAATCGCCTGTAAACCGAGTTGCTCTTACTGTAAATTTGTAATCTTCTGTTATTGCAGGCTGATATGGCAACCTACCTACGATTTCACCTGTTCTACTATCTAGGTCTAATCCCTGTGGCAAATCAGAAAGCGATCCGTCGTCATTTACATCTTCTAATGTATATACAACTGCTCCTAGCAGTGTAGGAGGATCTATAATATCTAGGTAAATTGTAGTATAGTTGTCAGCACGTTTTACACCTAGATCACGAGCAGTTAGCCATTTAGGAGTACGAATATGAGTTACGTCTGCAGTGAATACACCTGTGCCTACCTGCATCACAGTGTTATCTGCTCTTAGGTAATCATCGCCAACAACATAGACGTTGAATTCTCTTCTTGCAAAACTGTCGCCATCTGTAACAGTAACAGCAAATGGGTAGTAGCGATTTAATTTTCTCAGACTCTGAGTAGGCTCTGCAAATCCATAGCTCTGAGAATCAAACGGATAGCTGTCATAACCATTTGAATCTAACACTGCATAATCTATAGGAAAATCACCGTAGGGCATTGTGTCATAGCCGCCGCCTTGAAATCTTTTATCGAGACTTAGCAGGGGTTCTGTAATACCTTGTATCTTGCCGTCATTGGTTAATTCTAGTCCCGGTGGAAGAACACCATCGCCTTCGGCTATAAAAAAGTCCAGTTCGTCGCCGGCACTTATATCTGGATCAACAGCTAAAAGTTGAAAATCTACAAGTTGACTGTCTAAAACAAAATAAGTGTTGTTTGTGCCAACAGGCAACAAGCCTTTTGGAGTTCTCCACTCTGGCTCGTCAGGACCTACTACTATGATTTTTATCGTTCTATCGTCAAAATACCCTTGCCAATGTGCTCTCAATACAAATGTAAAAACAGTGTCTCGCACTACTTCAAAAGTAGTGCCTACTAATTTAGTACCTTGAATTCTAATTCCACCGGGCAAACCGCCACTGATTACTTCTATATCAACATCAGATAATCCATTTGCTATGGGCAAATCCAGTTCTATCTGTTTGCGTTCAATAAATGTGCTTAATTCTATACCTGTTGGGATATTCCACAGCGAAACTTCTGCCATATTACGATTCCTTTTTAATATTTATCGTAAATGATTTATGAAATCAAACCTAGGTCAACAGTTCTCGGATCAGGTGTCGCAACTGTTCCAAAGTCAACATCTACACTAGTAACTAACCATTCGAATATACTTGTAACAGTTTGTTCAAACTCTCCAAAATCAAAATCTATAACTAGTTCATTAACCTGTGTTTCTAATGTTGTGACACTGTTATCTATATTTCGTATGTCAACACCATAAACTAAACTCTGTACGTTAACCCCTGACAGTGTATTGACATTGATTATATCGTTATCTTGTGCATCAAGCGTTGCGCCGAGTCTAGGATTTGGATCAGATAAAAGATCTGTTATGCTTACATTATCTATTACAATAGAATCGCCGTCAACTGAAGTTTCAATTCCTATGCCGCCTTTAATTCCAAAGGAAGAAATATTATTATTTTGAACGACGGATTCTGAATCTGCATCAACAGTTAGACTTTTAATTCCAACATCAGCGCCGATTTCTATAGTATTGTCAGTCGAAGACAAACTTACGTTATCACCTGCAACTAGTTTTTTGAATTGTAGATCATAGTTGATTTTTTGAGCAAAGACGCCTTCGCCTGTTTCGCCGAGATTAGAAGCACTGGTTTGTTCGTCGTCTCTTAGATCCAGTTCTTCAAAGTTTTGATTTATTTTAACAAATGCTTCTCTAAGGTCGTCTCCTGTACCGTCGTTAGCAACTTGTCCTACATTAATTAATTCTACTGCCATTTGATTCTCCTATTAATATAATGCATTCCATGCTACACCGTCGTAAAACACCGGATAAGGCACAGTGCCTGATTTAGTTGCTGGATCCCAGTTTGCACCATCTGCTGCTACTAACATACCTGTTATAAGTTCTGCAGGTTCAGTACTAAGCGGAGTAAGTGTCATTGCATCTGAAAACATAGCAAAATTAACAGCATCAACCATTACCGAACTATTGTCTGCAAACACCGAACCTTTTACGTCGCCAGTTAAATTTCCCGTAGCATTTACAAGATTAGCATCTATTACGTCGTTGCCTTGTGCATCTAAGTTGCCAGTCATAAATGTATCAACTGGTAACCCGTTAAGTTGTATAGTTGTACCTACTATACCTGCATAGTCTAAATTATTAGTAAAGTCTGAAAGTGCTGTTGGTGCACCGTCTAGTACACTATAAGGTATAGCGCCATTTACTGCATCTACTAGTAGAGTGCTATCATCGCCAAATACTGATCCTGTTAAATCACCTGTGATACCATTTTTAATATCAACACCTTCTTCGAGTTGAAGTCTATTTACAATATCTCCTAAAAACTGTATATTTGGAGAAATTATGTTTACAAAGCTTGTAGTGCCGCCGGGCTGAATATCGATTGACTGTGTTAAAAAAGCACCATCTGTAGTAATAAGTAAATCAGTCTCATTAATTAGCGTAGAAGTTCTAAAACTAGGGCCGCTTACTTCGCCGCCGAAATCACCGAATATTGCAGCAGGGTTTATTCTGCCTGCAACACCGTCGACTAGTAGAGTAGAATCGTCAGCAAAAACACTTCCTCTAAAATCTGATATTGTGAGATTGTTGTTGAGATAATCATCAACTTCGGATATTGTAACATACCCTACATCATTTGTAAACTCAGAAACACTGTCAGGAGCACCTATGACAGCAGCGTATAAAATTTTACTTGTAGTTGCATCAAATACCAACGATCCGTCAAAACCTCTAAGGCTTCCGTATAGGTCGTTTGAATATATATTATCAAATCGATCGGAAGATGACCCTAGATCGCTCGAATCTATTTGTGTAGGTATAATATCGCCAGTAAGATTGATAGTGCCTGCCGTTATATCGCCTATGTCAGCAATATCTACAAAATCTACTCCGTCGCTGGCTGAATTTACTTTTAAAATTTTATTTTCTTGTCCGGCATAACTGCTTGGAGTATCTGACAAATCCAGTATAGTTTTAGGTTGTAGTCTTTCTCCAGCGATTGTGATATCAGCAGCATTTATAACACCTAGTGCATTTATATTTTGTACTTCTTCTATACTGTTTGTTCTAAGATAAAGATTATCACCTTCTGGTAATTCCCTAATCTTATTGCCATCTGTAGTATCTAGTATTAGTGGATATCTATTCGCCATGTTTCCAAGCCCTATTGTTATACATATTTATCGCATCTACTTAAAGTGCAGCGATCCTAGTCTGAAAATCTGCAAAGTCTGTCGATACTGCTACTAGCGTTTTTAAATCTGCTACAGATATAGCTGCACCTGTTTGTTCACTACCATCCGGGAATGCGATGCTACCGTTGACACCAAAGATAAAATTGTGATTAGCATTAGCAACGTCAGTTCGAATACTAGTTTGTCCATTGCTTTCGACTATAATGTTATCCTGTGCGTAGATGTTAACATTATCTATTGCAGTTAGCTGAATATTGTCTGCTGCGGTAATAACGACATCATCGATGATTGAAGTAATATTAATATCGCCGGTGGTAGCATCAATATTGACAACATCACTTTCAATATCACCACGAAGTTTTCCTGCTACGCTATCTATTAGCAGTGTGCTATCATCGGCAAACACTGAGCCTTTGATATCAACTACTTCCTGTGCAGCACTGCCGTTGACTAAAATTGCACCACTAGCTGACGCTTCTAAGCGTTGCCCGTTAAGGTATATAAAATTACTGACGTAAACATCTGCCCACTGTTTATCTTCTGATCCTAAATCAAATGTGCCGTCGGTACTAGGTGAAATATCACTGCTGATGTTGCTCGGATCGGATAAATTTGCATCATATAATTCAGTAAAATTTTCATTAACTTTGTCAAATGCTGTTCTCAGTGGATCACCGTCTCCTTTGTTAGGCGATGATCCTATATCAATTATCTTTTTTGCCATAATTTATCCTTTAGTGCTTACCTACAACTACTTCTATTGTGCCCTTGTCTGTTGTTGTTTTGCTTTCAAGAGCTTTTCCTATCACAGTACCCGGATTAGGATTGTTATTCACCATGCCATAACCCGGAACAGCACTGGTAACAACAATATCACCTTTTTCTGCTTTTCCTATGATTTTACAAGGCACACGTCCTTGCAGTGCAAGACCCACTACATGTTCGCCTTCTAAGTGACTGTTCATCAGTGTAGCAGGATTGGTAGTAACAACACCAGCAGCTCTGTGATCGTCGCGTATCGAAGTAGTTGTTACTTCTTCGGCGCCACCGAATATCAACACAGTACCTGGTTTGTAGTCTGCATCACCTAGGTAATTTTCTGCAAGGTCAGCATAAAATGCTTCAAGTGCAGTACCACTAAATAGATTAGCATACATAGTTGCATATTTTGCAGTTGAACTACCTATGTCATATGCTTCAGTAACATCAGGCACAGCGCCTGTGCTGCTAAAGACAAAAGGTGATACACTTGAACTGGTTCCTGTATCAGCTACTACTATGCCAATTTGACCTTGCGTAGTTTTGCCGGTGTTAGCACCAATTGCTATTCCGGTCGAAGCTGCTCCCTTTTCACCTGGTGCTTCTATAAACGAACTGTATATCCAGTCTACACCTAGTACACTTTCACCTCCAAAATTTGATTGATTTTGTAAAGTACTTTCTGTAACGCCTGTGCTACCGATATTTAAGTGTCCAGGAATGTTAACATCCGGACTTGCATTACCACTGGTACCGGTATTACCTACTGCTCTTAGTATTTCACCTTGTGCAGGAGTTTTAAATACTAATTCTGTAGTATCGAGTGCAAGAACTTCGAAGCTGGAATCACCACCTAGTATTAGACTGTTTATCTGTATGCTACCATCAGCATCTGTTTTTATTATAGAATTTACTTCACCTGTGGTTGTAATGTTAGATATTGCATATTCACCAGCACCGGTTCTTACTAGAGCTACACCTGGATCTTCTGTGCTTAATACCGTATTTGTAAAATCATCGTCAAGAATGCCGCCGCCTTGGTCAATCACAGTTTCAAAACTGATAGCATCAATATCGCCGTCTTGATTGTCTCCGCTCCAGTTTCCTAGTACCGTGTTATCTGTGATTCTTTCAATTTTTCTCAGTGACAATCCGCCGTCTTCGATACTTACAAACCCAGTATCTGTAGTGAAAACATCGTCGTCAAATGTCGCAACTCCTAGATCATTTTGTGTAATGCCGACGCTATCTGTTCTTGTAGTTGCAGCGTTGAGGTTTAGTTTACTTTGTGCTATATTTGCACTGGCATTTATATCACTGTTAACAATGCTGTTTGGTTTATATTGGAAATTAAGCGTAGTGTATCGACTTGTAACCTGACCGTTGTCAACTGTAATTTCTCTATTAGTATCTACAAGTAAATCGCTTGCTGAATTTGCAAAACCATTAGCCCATTCGTCAATTGGATCTCTCAATACAGGACCTTCTGCTCCGCCTGTTACTCTGATTGTTTCAGCTTCGGCAATATTTCCTGATAAAGGTGTATATACAATAGCAACTACTGGTGTGTCAATAACAGTTGTCTCGAATAGATCTTCGATTTGTCCTTCTGCGCCGGAAGTGTTACCAATGAAGACCTGGCCCACTTCAAACGGACCGTTTAGAATTTCAACAAGTTCTACAAATATCTTTTTAAACCCAGTTGATACCAAAAGCTGACTGTCTGCATAATTGTTAATTTCTACATCTGAAAGTCCAGGTAGTGTATCCTTTGTTTGAATAGACCCATCTACATACCGTTTAGTTGCTGCATCAGAATCAGTAATAGGTGATTTTAGATTGGTAATTGTATTACCAGCTGCATTTAAATCGTCTGTCATCGGCACAGCACCATTAGGTGCAAGTACACCTGGCCCTAATTTGTTTGCAACTGGAGCACCGTTTACATCATAACCTAGACGTCTGTTTACATATCCTCTCACAGCACTTTCAGTTGGCACAGTGTCAGTTGCATTATCAGTCATAGCAGAATCTGTTGAGAATTCTGTAATAACAACACCACGTTTAAACCCTAGACCGTCAACATCCGAAAGTGCAAGACTAGCTGAGAATGTAACAGTACCTGTACCTTGGTCAACTGCAA